ACATCCTAAACTTCTTCGGCAATATCGGAGCACCGTTACTCGATGCGATCCGACCGGCGCTAGACTATCTCGAAAAACGATTGGCGCAGATCGCGGGGACGGGCGGCGGCGGATTGGCGGCAACGATAGGCGATTCGCTGGCTTTTATCGCAACTGGAATCGAGTCGCTGTTTAAGGGATTCGGACCGGCATTGCAAACCGCCGCGATGACACTCCTGGATACCCTATTAACCGGGCTGGCGGGAGGTGGATTGGTAATCGTCGCTTTCATTACCGGACTAGAATCTGCCGCTGCACGTTTTCTTTCCTATCTGCTCGCGGGCTTAGAGCAGGCCGCAGCGTCCTTCGGTGGGCTTCTCACCTATGCAATTTCCGCTGCAACGAATAAGATTCCCGGCACGACGAAGGATTATCGTTCGTTAGGCGATACTATTGCGGATTCAGTCAAGAGCGCAGAGGGAGAACTAGGCTCTGACTTCTTCGCCAAGCTCGCGGTCGGCTCAGAGGATTCATTCAACAAGGTTGCAGCGACGGCCTCAGATGTTCTATCGCAAGGCGGAAAGACAATCGGTGACGATATTCACCTTGCGCTCGATCAGGGAAAACAAGGACTAGGAACTGCGATTGCGAATACGATCGGCGGAACTCTTCTAGGCGGAAGTTCATTAGGCGCACCGCCAAAGTCCGTTTTTCCTTCTACGGGCGCAACTAATATCCCCAAGGGAGCTACGCACGGTCTAGCTGACCGCTATAAAACAGACGCGGACGAGATCACGAAGTATTGGGCAGAGTATAACAAGCTCCAAGAGCAATCCATCAGTGAGACAGAGCGCGTACGGCGCGGAGATGAGCTTTTGCAGTCCGTCGTTAAGAAGCTTTACGATCCTCAGCAACTCTCGCCCTACGTCGATACTCTCGGAAAGCTCATCATTAAGGAGGAGGAACGCGCACGCGCAGCAGAGGCCGCTGACTTACGAATCCGAGTTGGCTATGCGACCATCGGAGAATCCGCCGCCCGTGGCTTACAGAAGGCAACGGACGCATGGGGCAATCTCGATCAGCAAATTGCGCAATCGACAGAGGACGCCGTGAACGCACTCTCCAGCGGAATTAGCGGAGGGCTCACGGATATTCTGGACGGGACGAAATCCGTTGCGCAAGGTTTCAAGGACATGGCGCTCAATATCATCCAGTCCATCGAGCAGATCATCACGAAGATGCTTGTGCAGCTTGCTATTCAAAAGCTGTTAGGCGGGCTTGGAGGTAGCTTCGGCGGCGGCGGTTCTGTAAGCGTTGCGGGTGGATCAATAGATTCCGGCGCCGGCCTTGTCGGTATCGCAGGTGGTCATGCAGGAATGATTGTAGGCGGCACACCTACATTTACTCGGGCAGTAAACATGAGCGTCTTCGAGGATGCGCCGCGCTATCATTCGGGCGGAATACTCTCTGGCGAGCGCCCCATTATCGCAAAGAATGGTGAAGGCATCTTCACTCCTGAGCAAATGGCAAATCTCGCGCCAACCTCGAACATGAGTAACTCATCCGTCGTCAACCTGAGCGTGAGCTTTAGCGGCGAGGGAGCAAAGACAACTACCGGCGCAGCGAATGCCTCTGCGCGAGACTTGGAGCGCGCCGTTACGCCGATCATCGAGAAATGGGCATCGAAAGAGCGGCGCTCAGGCGGCTCACTGGCGAGACGATAACATGCCGGCCGATGACTTTACCTGGAAGGTTGGCAACGCAACCCAGATAGCGAACAAACCACGCATTCTAGAAGCGCGCTTCGGTGGCGGCTACCGGCAAAGGTCGGGTGACGGCCCAAATAACCTCCAGCTCACGCTCAACGTCTCGATTAACGTAACGAATCAGACAGAGGTTGCGGCGATTCAGAGTTTCCTCGCAACCAAGTCCACAACCGGAGCGCGTTGGCTCTGGACGCCTCCTGCGCCCTATGGCGCGCAAAGAAGCTGGATTTGCGACGATTGGACGCCCGTATGGGTGGAGGGCTTACTGATGTCCTTCACCGCAATTTTTGAGGAAGTGACGCAGTTTTAAGATGGCAACGATCCGGCAAAGAGTTCAGTCGCTTGAGCCGGGCGTGCTCGTAGAGTTATTCCAGGCAGCTATCCCGAGCGGTCCGACGTTCTTCTTTCACAACTATCCGAAAGACGGCGACGGAACGATTCCCTTCCAGTCTGCATCCTACGTCGCGTGGCCGATACAGGCGGACGGCTGGGAATATGGCTCGGATGGCTCTCTGCCGCGGCCACGGCTTAGGATCGGAGATGGCAACGGAGTTATTACCGGGCTTATGCTCGCCTATGACGATTTGATCGGAACGCTCGTCACGCGCAAACGCACCCTACAGGAATATTTAGACGACCAGCCCGGCGCAGACCCGACACAGGAATACCCTCCCGATATTTACCAGGTCGATAACATCCAGAGCGCCGTTCCGGGGCAAGCTATAGAATTCGAGCTTATCAGTCCGATCGACAACGAGAATATCATGCTCCCGGGCCGACAGGTGAAAGCGAATGCCTGCGACTGGGTGCTCTTTGGTCCGGACTGCGGATACACGGGCGCGCCGAAACAAATTGAAAACCCGGACGGCTCCATCACGGCACTTGGGACGGTTACAAGTCAGGGCTTATACAACTCGGGCACGACCTACGCGCTAAACGATTACGTTTACACGCTCTCGGCGAGCGGGCTCAAGGTGAAATGGGTTTCAAAGAAGAACGGCAACACCGATCCGCTGATTGACTCCGACTCGTGGGCCTTGGTCGTTTGCGGCAAGCGCGTCGTGGATTGCAAGCTTCACTTTGGCGATAATGCGGTTTTGAACACGAGCGCATTCCCAGCCGTGGCGCGACTGCCTAAGACTCTGTAAATGGAATTGCCTGACAACATCCGAGCTGCGATGCGCGAGGATGCCGCCAAGAGGCAGCCAGAGGAGGCCTGCGGCTTCGTCCTGCGGGTGAATGGCGAGTTAGTCCTGCGCCCGGCAAAGAACACGTCCAATAGGCCCGTAGCGACGCGCCAACACGCAGCCACGTTCCGCATCGCGCCCGAGGATTTCGAGGCGGCGGAGGACGAAGGCGAAATCGTCGAGCTTTACCATTCGCATGTCAACGAGAGCCCGAATCCCAGCCCGACAGACATCGCCATTTCAGAGAAGCATCAGATCGTCTCACGCATCATCTCTTACCCTGGCTTCGAGGAGTTTGTCTATGTGCCGAAAGGCTATGCACCGCCATTGTTAGGCCGGACGTTCGTGCATGGGATTTGGGATTGCTACGCCCTTTTGCGCGACTTCTACCGCGAGAAACTTTCCATCGAGCTGCCTGATTTCGAGCGCGAGGACGAATGGTGGCTGCCGAAGAAGAACGAAAAAGGCGAGATCATCGCGCCGGCGCAAAATCTCTATCTCGATCATCTGGAAGAAGCAGGCTTTCGCCGCGTCGAGGACTTGCGGCTCTATGACGCCATCCTCATGCAAATCAATTCAGACGTTCCAAATCACGTCGCGGTTTACGTCGCCGAGGGGATGATAATGCACCATCTCTTCGACCGGAAAAGCTGCGAACAGCCCTACCACGCCAATTTCGGCTACTATGCGAAACACAGCTATGCTATCTGTAGGCACGAAACAAATCCGTCCCGTTAATTTCAACGGCACGGTTTTCGCGCCATGATTACAGTCCACCTCTACGGCATTTTAGGGAAACGCTTCGGCCGCAAGTGGACGCTGGATATTCAGACTCCCTACGAGGCCATCTCTGCCATCGAATGCGCGCGGCCCGGCTTCCGGCAGGCTTACCTCGATCTCCCTGAGTATAAATTCCGCGTCCGCATCGGCAAAATGTCCATCGGCGAGGAACAACTCGGGATGCGACACGGTGAGAAATCCATCTCGATTACTCCCGTGCTCGTCGGCTCGGATAATACCGGCAAAGGCATCGGAGAGTTGATCGGAGGCATCGCGCTCTTCGCACTTGGAGTTATTTTAACTCCATATGTGCCAGTGCTTGGACCTTGGATCGCGGGATTCGGTCTAAGCTTGGCTCTTGGCGGCGTCTCAACCCTGCTCTCTCCAACCCCAAACACAGACATCAGCAATCAGCCGAGCAAGAACAAGCCGAGCTATCAATTCTCCGGCATCGTCAACGTCGTGCAAGAGGGAGGGCCAGTGCAGGTCCACTACGGCAAGGGCTGGATCGGAACGACTGTCATTTCCGCTGGTATTTTCAGCAAAGACATTACGCAAGGCTCAACCG